CGTTACAAGAGGGCAACTATTAAACAATCCTAGTCTTTGTTGCATGGCAACTGGGCTAGTAGACTTGCCTGTGCGATAGTGAACAGGGTGACCCCAAATAGAAGCAGCACCCTCCAAAGCAAGCGATTTACCTGTGCCTGACTCTGTAGAACCGCAATGGATTGTCAGCCCGTAGATACCCGTAAAACGCATGAGAGGTGAAGCCGCCCCCATAAGAATAACCGACAAGTGCCCGTACATTTTCTTTCTGATCAACAGATTAATAAACGCACGAACACCATCGAGCGTGCCTGTAGGTTGCGTGTTGGCTACGATGTTCTCTAGGCCGGGCATGGGCACGGCAATAGGCGCTTGGTGCGCGGCATAGATTCGTCCTGCAAAAACAAACGTGTCATCGTTTTGCCAACCATAACTGGCGGGGACTTTAATAGGTGTTTTTTCTGTACTCATTTTTTCAACGCAAGCCCTTACATAGTCCGCTAAATTCTTGTCATTGCCCGCACCAAAGGAACTCACAATGTTTTGAGAAGCTAGAGACTTGACTGTTTCATCTTTACTAACAATTGCCTTTTGTGGCATCGTGACTGTCTGCGCTCCACTTGGGCGCATCGCAATCATGTGGATTGTGTGGTCTCCTGCCGTGTTCAAAATATCTACGGGAAACAAATCGTACGGCAAAATCATCACTTGTTTTTTCATTTTGTTACCGTTGGCATCTTCGTCTTCTTTTTCCATAAAGACTCCACCACGTTCACCATAAGCATAACCTCGGGGTGTTTCGGGTCTTTTATAAGACTTGGTTTCTTGTTTGTTGTTAATTCTTTCTACGACTTCAACAATCTTCTCAGCCGTGGTTACCGCCGCTGTTCTTCCCAACGCTAACGGGTTTGTAATTTTTCCCCAATGAATACAGTTTGGGCAAACACCTGGGTTCTCGCTATCGAGTTTTGTGCAAGGGTATGGCCCTTTGATCTGACTGAGTTTCTCATTCATGCGCCCCTCATCATAAGGATGCAACTTACTCAACCATATGGCAGCCCTAGTTCCATCCTCACATTTCTGCGCAATACTCAAAAGCCCGCGCCAAAGCGGTTCCATGCCATCATCAGTTGCATTGTTGACATAGTGATCAAGCTGACCACACCCAATGCCATCTGCAGTTTTTTGCGCAATGATTTTGAATTTTGTAATCGAATTCTCAAACAACTTAACTGTCGTTGCACTTGTTGAGGGAAGCGGTACTCCAGGTATTACCAACGATGAGCGCGGCTTAGTGACGGTCTCGTAGGCGGTACCCACAAGATGCTTTTCTACCAGTGATCGAATATCCTCAAATTCGAAAAAGTCTCCTTCATTCTTGAAACGAACATTAGTAATTTCCCTAACCTTCTTTTTATTCTTAATGCCTGTGTTAATGGTGTCGGGTACGCGCAAGACTCGGGATGCATCCCCCGTGATGGTGTTGTCAATGGCCAGTTTCTTTTGATTGCATAAACGCTTAAACCCTTCAGCCACAGGTTTCCATTCTTCCTTGTCCACGGCTTCTTTGAAAGGCCAGTATGCGTGTACGCCACCGCCTGATGCCACCATCCAAGGGCTACCAAGATCGCTCAACCCAACTTCATCGCTGAACTCTAGTATTGCTTTGGCCGCCGCTTGAGCGGAGGGATATGCTTTGGGTTTAATGTTTCCTTCTTCATCGGGTATGTCTTTGGGATGATTGCAATCTACATCCACCGCAATGCACTTGACCATTTGGACATTCTTGGCAATGCGGGTGTCGTCTGAACCAAAAGTTCCAAGCGCAAAATAAATGTCGTAGTTGTTTTGTTTCCAAATGTTTATCTTTGATTGTGCTTCTTGTAAGTCATCAACATAAACGTGTTCTTTTTTCTTGGTGAGTTCTACCACGCAATAGCGTCCGTTACCCGGTGGCGGTAGAACCGCCGCCATAAAGTCTAGCGGTTCCATTCATTTCCTTCGGGTTATTTAAAGAGATCGAGTTGACCTTCTTGGGGGATGAGGTGCGTCTCTGTGGGCGCAAGCGCGATGTAGCGTCTCAGTACTTCGTGTTGCCAATCTTTTGGCATGCCTTGATGGGAATCAAGCAACATAGCGGCATACTGAATCAGTTCCGTGTTACTGAGGGATCGAGGTTGTATTCCTTGCATATTCTTCTCCATGCTTCGTCTGCTGTTTTTGAGCTAGACATAATTTTTGTTAAAAGTTCAACCCTGTTTTGATACGCAACAAAGACATCTTTACCTTCAAACCAGTTGTACACAGTTTGTCGGGTAACGCCAAGCACATATGCAATTTTTGTAACAGGGAAGTCCAAGTGAATAGCCCAACGCCCAAGAGTACTCCCAAGAGTTTTAGGCGACTTGGCTACGAGTTCTATGATTTTGTCTGAGTATGGCATTTGTTTAGGCGGGGTACTCGCTGTATCCCTCCAGCTTTCCCCCTAAACTTAATTATTCATCGTCCCAGTCGGATACGATGTCGGCAAGTTTGCCTTTCTTAGCAGGGACAGCGTTGGGTTTTGTTGCTTCTTTGCGAACTTCAGGCTCACCGCTATCTTCAACCACTTCGGCTTTCGCTTCTATAGGCGGTATGCCTGCAAGAACTGGTACGGCTTTGGGTTTGACATTGTCGGCCTGTGCAACCGTCATGCGGATGGCATCCATTGCTTCTTGGCTATTGCCTTTGGCTTTGGATAACTCATACTCAACGTTGGTGAGCCAACGCACGGGCGCAAAGAGTAGCTTGGGAGACTCGGCTTTGGTATCAAACTTCATGCGAGTCACAATCTTCTCGACATCCACGGGGGGAGATGCTAAGGCAAGGTGACGAACATAGGCTTGTAATGGGCGTTTGTCTCCGTCTTCTTTACCAAAGATGGATGTAGCGGGTAGTGTCAACTGCAAAATATCATCAGGATTGTCTGCAAGCATGACGGCCAAGCGCTGTTGATAACGGCAAGCACGGCTATTACCCTGACCCGATCCTGCAATGTTTTGTTTGCAAGTCATGCATGTCTGCGCTTGTGGCGCTTTGATAGATGCATCAGGTTTCTCACCATCGTTAGACCAACAGTCTGGCCCTGTGATGTTGTCACCATCATAAGATTTGGCGTAGAAGATACGGCTGACCTTGGGGGCAGCTTTGACCACGATGACATCGAGGTGGCGGTCTTCAATCGAGGCCATCTCTTTACCGCCTGCTACCAAACGGAATACACCGCCTTTGATAGAGATGCGCTTCGTTGTGTTACCCAACGCACCACCCATGAGGGCTTTGGCTGTGTCAGAAAGATCACCGCCTTGAGCAAAGGCAGGTACTTGAGAGGGATTAAATGCGGATATGTTTGACATGATTCATGCTTTCAATTTGAGGGTTTTGTGATACGAATCTCAAACTCCGTCATAGAGTTTAAGCCGGGTGGGACGACACCTGGATTTTCTGTGAGAAACTGCGCCATGTTTGTCTGAGCCACACGTTTCTCCAACAAGTCAACGGCTTCGTGTTCAACGATAAATCGTTTGAACGAATCCCAGTCCTGTGTTGAGTACTTTGTTTTGGTGATCAAACTTACTGTGCCGAAGTTCGTCCGTAATGATGTGACCCCACTGGTCTTCATCATATCTTTGAGCGCAAACTTGATCTCTTCTTGTTGGGCTTTGAGGATTTCAAGTTTGGTGTCGTACTCTTGCGTGAGCAAGTCTACGCGTTCTTTTATCTTGCGATAAATTTGCACTAACTTTTCGAGTGGTATTACTTCTGTGTCGTTTTCCATTTGCTTCTCTTTTCTTTGTTGTTGTCAAGTGTTAGACATTGTATAACAGTTTTTTATTTCATTGCAACTCCTTTTTAATATTTAATTTCGTTTTCAAACATTTGGGTAATCAAATAGTTATCGCTGACTTTTTCCTCCAATGCTTTGAACATCTTCTTCTCAATGGGCGAGCCTTGGATGTGGATGACTGTCACCTTGTCCGAGTCTTGCCCCTTGCGATCTGCCCTTGCAATGGCCTGTGTGTACTGTTCTACGCTCATCAGGGGGCCGTAGAATACCACGGTGTCGGCTCTTGTCAAGGTGATTCCATGCGCTGTTGCTTGCGGTTGCATCACTAAGACCCTAGGGTTTTCCTCATTCTGGAATCTCCTAATAATATCTGAGCGTTTTGATGGGGTAACTGTGCCATTGATAAACTCTGTTGTGATACCGCGTTTAAGTAAATGGTTGTATAT